CGATACCACGAGTCTGAATCCAGCCGTACTGATCAGCCGTAGCTGTCGCACAGCTAACGCCAACCGGAATTTCGTCAGTTCCAGCCGTAGCAGCTTCAAGATTGTGATAAGGATTAGCGAAAATCGCAAGATCAGTTGTGGCATCCACAGCGACCTGAAGAGCCTGCTGAAGTTCGATGCGAACATCGCCAGAAGCAGGAGTACCAGTAGCCGTATTACCAACGATGTCATAGGTATATCCTTCACCCGTGTCATCGGTCATAACGATCTTACCGCCAGCAAACTGATTCGCAGTAACGGCAGCGAGCGTGACTTGAATAAACTTCGAGCCAAGCGTTCCGTCCGTTGTATTAACCGCAGAAGCCGGGGCGATAATCTTATTGTCTGTATCAGCAACAGACGTTTCAGAAATATCGCTAGAAACCAAAAGACCACGGTTTGTGTTCGCCCCAAAGTGAACATAACGATAGACGCTTCCGTCCGCCTGTTCAACTTTGTAACCAACATGGAATTTAGGATTGCTGGAAAGTTCAAACTTGTCAAACGTGGAAGCTGTCGATCCACCAAGACCAGTCGAACCCTTACTGAAATAACGAAGTGAGCTAAGTGCCATTTTATTCTCCTTTTAGTATCCCGTTGGGGCTTGAGGAATATCCCCAAACCCCACGGTATTATGACGGATTGAGTCCGCCTTATGCTTGTTTTGCGATTACGAAAACCGATGCATCGAGATTATCCGATGACGGGTAGAACGTGATGGTTCCCGAAGAGAGCGAAGCGTGACCGCCTGCTGAAGTCTGGGTGGCGGGATTCCCCGTCCAACTAACCCAGAAATCTACAATGCGGGAGCCAAGCCCTGTAGGAAGAGTTTCGGCATCGTCAACATCTGTAACTCTCCAGATATAAAGCATGACAGAACCAAGAGACTCAACCTTCGGATAACCAGATGTAATAGTGACGTCTGGCATTTGATTCTCCTATTAGCTAATGGAACTCATCTTGAAGTGGCGTCTACGATTATTCGTGATCATATTTCCACGCCAGAGGATGAAAGCAATCTTCGCCGTCTGGTTCGAGGGAATAATGAACTGAGTCGTGACGAAATCGCTCTCACTATCAACCACAAGATCAATGTAATTGACGTTAAGACCGAACATCAGACCGCTTCCGATGAAGTTACCATAGGTCAGAGGCTTTCCCTTGAAGGAAAGTCCATCGAAACCAGCATTGGCAACACCGCCGGGAGTCAAGCGTTCCAGAGGAAGACGAGTCTGCTCAAACTTCTGGAAGACCGTCTTATTCGTGAAGAAATGCGTAGGATTATCTTCACGCTCACCGCCAGAAACAGCATAGTAACCAGTTGTCATGTCCGTAAGACCCTGAGTAGCAAAGGCTCCGGAAACGATAACCGTTGACTGCCAGAACGGCTGAGAAGAACCAGCGATTGAACCAAGAGTTCCCGTTCCAACGAGAGTCTCAAGGTCATTCAGGTTATTCGCACCAGCTGTGGGAGTCGAGATCGCCTGTTCAAGACGCTTACGAATCGCCATGGTCGAAAGATTGATCTTCGTTCCAAGCAAATCAATAAGTTTATGCTCGTCACCGCTGTTCTGACGTTCCTCGTCACGAGTGATCTGAATCGGTTCGTAGCAATTCTGCCACTTGTATTCCACCGAATTAAGAGTATCGGACTGAGTTGTATTCAGAGGATCTGCACCAAGGTAGAAACCGCCGTCATTCTGTTCGGCATCGGCCAACTGACGAATGATAGAAGCTCCGCCATTGATGAGTTGTTTACGTTCACGGCCAAGAATGCCGAGAAGAGTATTGGAATTATAAGCGTTGTCAGTAACCTGAGAACCGTAGTCCGCAAGGCTCGTGACAAGCACCTGATCGAGCGTTGATTGTAAAGCGTATTCGTTTGCCATTTTAGTTCCTTTTATTTACCACGGACTTGCTGTAAACGCCATTTTGCGATGGCTGAAAACCCCTTCTTCTTGATGTCTTCAGGGACTTCTCCAGAAGGAGTAATGCTTCTTACAGATTGAACCGTGCTAGCGTTAAATTTATCACTAATTTCAGAATTCCTGTCTTTAAGTCCTAACTTATAGGCTCTCTCTACAGCATTCTCAAAGTTAGCGACTTTCCACAAGTGTTCCCGAGTGGCTTGAAGCCTTCCACTCAAAAGATCTTGTTGAATTTGATCGACAACTTTAGAGTCATAGTCAGGATAGACATTCTTCAGTTTTGAATCTTCCTCGGTTTTCAGCATTTGAGACATTATTTGCTCCTGCGCAGCGACTCTACTGTTCAGTTGGGCAAACTGCTGTTTTTCCTCGGTTGTTAGTGCGCTCCACTCTTCAGGTGAACCTTCCCACGAGGACGGTGCCTTGTTGGCTGAGGCCGACTGATAGTGAGCTTGAACTAACGAAATAAAGGTAGGGTCTTTTAAAGCCCTATCCAACTTTTCCGCATTCCAAGATTCTTGTTGACTGATCTTGGATTCGTATTCCTTGCGTTTATTAGCTAATTCTTCGTATTTCTTATTGAAACCAGATTCGAGTTCTTTAATTCTTTTTTCAACGAGCGATTTTGCGTTAGGGTCTTTAATATCATCGAATTTCGGAATCTCGATCTTATCAATTTCTTGAGATTCTGGTTTGCTAATATCAATTCGTGATAGGATGTCTTTTGCTTTAAGATTATTTGTTTCTACCTGAAAAACCTCTTTATTTCCCTCATTATTATCCATCTCTATTTCCTTTCGCTTCCTTTTAGATCTGAGATTGCCTTATGGCTCTCATAATCTAATTGCGGTTGGGCTAAAAAGAATTAACCTCTAAAGCCGTTTGTATTGTTATCCATATTCTGAAGAATTTTCATTACTTCCGCAGAATTTGATTCTTCTTTACTGTCTTCTTCTTCTTCTTTTTTAGATCTATCAATAAAGATCTTAAGAATCGCCCAATAAGGAAGAGCGACTACATAAACATCTTTCTCCGTCACTATTTTCGTATGTGTTTCTGTTAATTTCTCGATTGCCTCAACCGATTCTAGGTTGATGGCTTTAGAGCCTCTTTCAATTTCAAAGAGATCCATCTGTAAATCCTCCCTTGGAGTCTAGGTTCTTTGCACGCTCAGATGTCTTTTTCATTTGCTGAATTCTGTCGTATCCATATCCCTTTTTTTCAAGTTCTTTGTAATAAGCGGTTCCGGGATTCCCTTTCGATCTTCTGAGTTCCTCGACCATTTCGTGCGCCCATTTTGAAGGTTTATGCGGTCTTTCACGTTCACGTTTCTTCTGTTCCGCAATCTTTCTCGCTTCTTCCTGAGGAATAAGATTATTCTTTTTAAGTTCTCTAAGGTAATCCTCTCTTGTATGAATATATTTTCCGATTGCCATATTCATGTGAGGCTTGAACCTTTTTGATTCTCCATCTCCACGGATAATCACATTCATCTTATTTCCCCTCGTATGGCCTTTTACATACATGTTCCCCGTATTCCGCACAATAGGAATCAGGGTCATTATTACTTAACTTTATTCCGCAGAATTCACACGTCATTTCAACACATTAACTGCGTTTGGTTTCTTAACAAGATCTCCTATTCTTGGAGATTCCTTCTTCATTTCTTCTTCTAGAAGCTGTTCATGGATAGCGATCAATTGATCGAGCATCTGCATCATCTGTTCATTGACTCCAAGCTCTGCAATTGACGCATAGGTTTCAATCTTCGCTCTATGATCTTGTCCGAATGACGGCGGATAAGGGATTTCTTGCAATCCCTGAGCCATTGTTTGGATATTTGCTCTTGCCTGTTTAAGTTCAGATACTTTTACAAACCCTTCGGATTCTTCGGGTCTAATGGATCTGAAAATATCAGGGTTCCTAATCTTGAGTCTCATCAGCATATTTTCGATGACAGGAGAAATGTTAATCGTCTTTCCTTCTTTTTCTAGTTGTCCCCTAATCGCAGGATTTGTTACTCCCTGAATCATAAGATTTAGAATCATCTGAAGTTCTTGGAGTTCCTTTTCTGGGTTCTCAGGCAACATTGAAATAACATCAAGCTCAGAATCGCATTCTGCCTGAATCATTTCTTTTGTGGGGTTCTCACTCCACTCAATATCAAGAGATCCGATTATCCTTACGGCATCTTCAACGGTATTGAACTGTCTATTTAGCTGATTTATAAACTTCGTTGATTCTTTAAGGAAGTCAGCCATGATGTCTTGGCGGAATGTAGGTCTTACGGATGCCCCGGCTGACCTTATCTTCACAGACGCTGCGCTCTCTTCACCAGACTGCAAAAAGCCTCGTTTAAGATCGCTCAACATCGTCTTATCTTCGAGGTTTCTTTGAATTCTTTGGTCTATAAGGTAAAGTTCACCAGACGCTTGTCCTGATGGGGATGCGACAGAGAGTTTTCCTGCGACAGATTCTCCGTTGAATAATACGATGGTCTGATCGCCCTGCTTAATAACATCAATATCTTCTTCGCCATCAATTGCTTCTTTGGCGATAGCCACCCACACCTTTGAATTTTCTTGTGCGTTCCTTAACTGAAGATTGATGATTGCGTTTTTCTGATCCGCAACGGTCTTATATGTATCAATGTCAGCAAGTCCAAATTGAGAATCTGGAATCGGATTGAATTCAAGGATTTTTGCAGGCCATCCTTCTGCCTTATAAGGCCAAGAAGATGGTTTTCTAAGGGGTTCGGACTGTTCCATCGTAAGAAGGATGACCTTTCCTTCTTTTCCTTCACGCTTTTCTTTAATGCTCGGCCTCTTGAAGATCTCATAGACTCTGACGAATCTTCCAGCCATCGAATCCTTAAAGCGTTTATCAACAAGGTCAATAAGGGGTTTAGTCTCAGGTCTTAAAACACTAAGACCATTTGCCGAAACCTTTCCTTCCCCTGTCTTAATACGATTTCCATACCCAAGTTTTCCTTTTGTATTTCCAGCAATCTTAAGAGTATCGTCTTCTAAAAGGTCATTAAGGGGAACGTCAAATGATCTTCCAATCCATCTTGCGTTCTCAAGATTAGATATTCCAACAGAAGGGTCTTTAAGGAAGTTAGCGGGACAGATTCGTGTCACGAATACCTGTTCCTTCTTGATGAAGAAGGATTGTTCATCCGTCATTCCGAATTCGCCTTTGTAGCCGTGCCACAAAACGCCGAATTTGAACAGCAGAGAATCCATCAATACCTGCTGAACATATTTCTTATAGTTAATCTCGGAAAGAATATAGTTAAGAACCGCCTCTTGTGTCTTCGCTGATTTTGAGGAATCTCCGAAGATTTGGACGAGTTCTCCCGTCTGAGGATCTCTCTTTTTATAGATATATGTCTTATTTCGTGGTTTAAGGAAAACCCGTGGATTCCTGAAATAAATTGATGGAATCTGAAACTGAATTACAGGATATATTTCATTAAGTGCAATATCCCAATTCTGTCCGATTGTGGGGATATGCTCGCCTGTGTAACGCTCAACGGCCTCTTGCATCTGAGGGATTACGAATTCCTCATTTAACTTCTCGGCCATAAGGATTTCTTGCTTAAGATCGTATAGTTCTTGTTCCGTTACCTTTTCTTCAGCCACTTTTATTACCGATCTTTAGGAGCTAGGACGGGAAGTCGGTTTAGAGGGGAAACCGAATCATCCAATTTAGGACAGGGGTCGAGAGGACTTGGATTGCTTCCCGCCCTAGCATAATTAACTATAATCATAGTTTTTATGATGAAAAATCATATTTAGCTATACAGAAACTATGACTAAATGTCAAGGATAATTACGGTTAGTTAGAGCTGCTCGCCCTTTTTTGCTTTATTGTGGAGTAAAGTCCTATAATCATCTCTTACGAATAACACGAATGAATCCTTCAATTTGAAGTGTTTCACCTTGTTTACTTCGAGAGCGTCATATTCTTCAATGTTATCTTTTGGAATCAATGATCGAATGACATCGAATTCCACTTCTGGAAGGAATACAATCTTGTGCGTTATCACCTCTTTACTCTTCATTTGCGCACCTTAGCAAGAATATCGTCTTCTGATACAACCCGATACTCTTTCCCCTCATAGAACACTACATCACCCGAGTATTTCCCGAATATCACATTATCCGAATACTCAAGATCAACGACATCTCGCCCTAATGAAACAACCTTTCCAATAGACTTCTCTTCCTTAGCGACATCCGGAAGGATAATCCCGCCCTTTGTTTTCTCCTCAGCCTTTTCAATCTCAATACATACCTTATTACCCAATGGCCTAATCATCATTTCTCCTCTACCATGGACTTCTTTTGAATGGAATTCCCTTAATTGTCTTCCTATTTCCAAACCCAAGAAATTTATCTTGACTTTGGATTTTTTTTGTGAACTTAATTATTTTACTATGCGTGTCAACGGAACTAACCACCTTTTTGTTTTTAGGAAACTGAAGAAGCTGAACAACCGCCTGAAGACCATCGCACAAATCGTCATTTGTTCCATAAGGGAATCGTTCCAACTGATATTCAAGTTCTCCCATTCCATGTTTATGAAATATGGTGTGCTGAGAATATCTGGGCTGAAGTCTTATCTCAATTCTTGTGTTCTTATCATGATCCCACATAAGTTCTTTTGTCTGAAGAAACTTATTTCTATTCCTCATCTCTTTCTTTAAGAGCCATTGGGTGACGTTCTCTAACATTGACTTCTCAAATCCTATGGGGACTGCCCCACCAGTCATATTCACCATTCGTTCTTCCATGGCAAATAATTGCTCTATGAATTCATCTGGTCTCATGCCCTTCTTAGCTACATAATCATCGACTAGGATGTTTGAATCAGGGGTCAATAAAGCGGGTAATAAGACACAGAAGTCGGCTGTCTTTTTCTCTGACCATGCAAGGTCACACGCAATCGCCCCTTTACAGTCCGTAAGAGATCCCGACCCTATGACATTTCCATTGACATCAAGTATCTCATAACCGCCATTATTAGTTTTCCAATATCTAAAATCTTCTCTTGAGAACCGCACGTTTACGCCCGACACCGGGTCATTCTGCAGTTCCTTTGAATACACATTCGGCTTATTAGCCCGCATTTCCTTAAGCCAATCGAGAGTCCATTTCTCTGGCCATAATGATCTCTCATTATCCTTATCTGCGTTAATGTGCGCCCTATAGACTAATTTATAGAACTCTGGATAATGGTCAGGAGAGATCAACTTTGCCATTTGACAATCGTCATGAAGAATTGTTCCAACATTGATGATTTGAACTCTTCCGCTTTCGCCAGCTGGTATCAAAGCCTCGTCATATTCCTGCTGAAGATCCCTTCTTCTTTGCGGATTCTTTACGAGTTCGTCATCTTCCATATCGTCAACAAGAATAAGATCAGGTCTATATGCTCCGAACTTCACACCACGGATTGACCCAAGCTGATCAACGCCTCGACATATAAATCTCACTTCATGTCCATCAAGATGTGCAAATTCACTATCACCCTCTGCGTCCCTTGTAATCCTTATGCCCGGGAATGTCTCCCTCAATAACTTATTATCATTAAATTCCTTCTTTATGGAATCTAAGTGCATCGAGGCTTTCTTGAACGTATTTGAAACAAGAACTATAAATCTGAATCTTTTGAATACAATTCCATGTATGGGGTATAAGAAAACCAGCATTGTGGATTTTGCTGATTCACGAGGAGCTGCGACAGAGAATAGCCTCCACTTCATAGCAGAATTGATTAGATCCGCATGAAAGTTCGGAGACTGAATCCTGAAATGATGAGGGAAGAAAACTTTCCCCCACTCAAGAGGTCGTTTCGCCATCCAGTCATAAACCTGACTAACGGCGTCCTTTTTATCCTCTTCTTTATTCTCTTGTTTATTTTGAATCTTCTTCGGTCTTGGCATCTTCTGGAATGATCTCTACGGCAACGCTGTCTGAAAGTATTTCTTTGGGTTTATGTTCATTAAGGAGCGGCATCATCTTCACCAAAAGATCGTTTGATAAGACCGCCACAGCATGACTGTGAGCAATCCTGTCCGGAATCATCTTGAGTGCAAACCTGCTCGCAATCTCAGCCTTCTTGGCAGGATCAGCATTCGGATCTTCAAGATACCATTTGATGTATCTCAGACTTCCATTGACAATCTCTGCGATGTTCCATTCTTCATACTTTGACTTTCTACCGCTTTTGCCTTTAACGCCCGCCATCTTATTTTCCTTTCGGAACTTATGGAACTTAATACGAATCTC